CCATACTGTCCGGAATATCCTTTACTTCCAAGATCAATCATAGCTTCATCCAGTACCTTTCTGGATAACCTGACGGGGTCAAGAAGTCCGTCAATATATTTTTCCTTCAATGCTGCTGGTTTCACATTATCTGATAGCTCTGCAGGTAAACAGACATGCTTAATATTTTCACCTTTGCGTTTCAGTAAGTATCCGGTAACATCTTCCTCATGAAGTCTTTGCATGATGGTCACGACTGGCGTATTTTCCTTGTTTACCTTACGCGAAGAAAGGGTCTTTGTATGTTCGTTAGCTTGTTCCCTTAGTGGACCGGAGCTGGCTTGTTTTGGATTCTGCGGGTCGTCATTGATGATTAAGTGTCCATGCTTTCCGGTAATGGTTCCACCTGTTGAAGTTGAATATCTGGCTCCTGTCTTTGTGTTTTCGTAAAATCCTTTTGCAGATTTATCAGGTCGAATCTTAACTTCTGGAAAATACGCCTGGTAGCGCTCACTGGTGATGATATCCTTGCTCTTTGAAGCATGATCAAGTGAAAGATCGCCTGAGTAGGAATTGGATATTACTCTTATTGTAGGGTCAACAGTCCACAGCCATGTTGGCCACATCACCGTCACAATTGTTGATTTTGTTGTGCCCGGTGGAATATTAATGAGAAGGTCATAAGGCTTTGGGTCACGTCGCACGATATGGACGGATAACTCCTGAAGCTCCTGGCACAGGAATGGAATATGCCAGTTGTATACCGGTTCTTCTTTGATTATCACGTCCCAGAATTCTTTAACGAAATAAAAGAAGTTGCGTTTGCACATCTCCCGGTTATATGCAATTGTAATAGCTTCAACATTAGCCTTGCTCATTTTTTGATTTCTCTAAAAGCTTACCTATTGTTGCAAGTTCCTCATCTGAAAGGTTCTTAAAATCAATTTCCTGAGAAATTGCAATACTTTTACCATCAATACCACTGACCTCCCTGCGTTCGGTATAACCTCTGTCTTTTCCTTTTGTCTTGAGGTAAAAGATAATCGCCGTTGTATCTTCGCTTTTAATCTTTTTGAGTAGTGAAGCCTCCGCAAAATCTATTTGAATTTCCTGAATATCGTCTGCTTTTAAAGCAAATGCTGGATCTTCCTTATACCAGTTGTAATAAGTCACACGCGATACCCCTGCTTTCTCACATGCATAGGCCACAATGCCGCTAGTTTCGCGCAAGTATTCAAGAAGCTTTTCTTTCTTCTTTTTCTTGGACAATCGTGTAAGTTTCTGGCCCTGTCTCATTTTTAATCCATGTTTTCATTAAAAATCTCTGAAGTAACAACACGTACGGTTCTGTTTTTCGGGTCTCCTGCCAGTAGAATCTGATAGATCTTCCTGCAAGTTTCAGATGAGTTTTTCGGGGTCACTTTTGCATAAAGTTTCTTTGCCTGCTTATAGCCTGGATAGAGTCCCGGATGCTGAGAGGCCTTCTTAAGTTCAAGCCTGAGAATTTCTTTATAATCTTTATCCTTGCCTGTTTCAAATCGCGAATCTTGTCTTGAACTCCTGAACATATCTGTTTCCCAATAAAGCATCACAAGATCTGCGTTGGGTTCTCTGCGGATAATTCTTTCATAAAGGTTTGGGTAGAATTCCAGAACCTTTGGAAGGGACTTTATGGTATCGACACTAAAGAACTGACTTATCCGGAGCTTGTTTATCGGAACCCCTGTCTTGTACAGATAAAGATATGTTTCAGGGAATGGTATGTTATTTAGCTTGAGGTAAAGCCATACATCATTATCTCTCCAGTCATAGATCGGATAAACAAATTGTGACTTAGACTTTTCGGCAATCGAATTCAGACGTTGCACTGATTCATATATTCTTAGCCCAACAAAAACAGGTAAGCCATCAAAAAGAACCTTTGAAAAGACTTGATATGTCATTCCCATGACAAACTTCTCATGATTGCGTATAGCGAACTTTGGCATAGGTTTAATCCAAATATCTTCTTTGCCCGGTTCCCAGCAGATAAAGCTTTCATCATTCTCCAACCTGTTGCAGCAGTTGTAATGCTTTATAGGTAAACAGAACCAATAAAACTTTGCACCCAATGACAGGAACATGGAGCGCCATTCGAATACTGTCCTTTCAAAGTCAGGATAAACGCCTTCCTCATCATAGAATGTAACGATTAGTCGGTTGAATGGAATGCTGTACTTGAGCATCGTTTTAATGATGAGGTCTCCCATAACGATTGAATCCTTTCCCCCGGAGAAGGAAAGGACTGTCATGTGATGCTTGTTGAAGGTTTCCAGAATCCTCCTTTCAGCAGCTGTCACAACATCAATATTGTATGTTTTGGTTTTCATTTATATTTCCTCAATGACTCGGCATTATTGAAAGTCTGGCGTTTTATGATCGTATTAAGAAAAGTCTCACGATCAATTTTTGAAAGTCTGAAAATCTCCTCTCTGCTCATGCCAATCTCTTTGGAAATTTCATCTACCGTTTTACCTTTATCCAAAAGTGATTTGACTATGTTTTCCATTGGTTCAAGAAGGTGTGTCCCTCTGGCACGATTGAATGTAACTGTACCGTACATGTTCTTACTTTCATCTTCATGCGTCACCACCACAACAGGAATCTTTCCACCCAACATTGATTTCAAAGGCTCTCTCCCGGAAACTAGCCATCTGTGAAAACCGTCTATGATGGTATAATCCGGCCTGATTACAATCGGGAAACAGAAACCATTTGTCAGTATGCTTTGCATGAGAAGTTTTAGGTTTTTCTCAAGTACTTTGTTGGGGTTATAATCATTTGGCCTGATTATTTCCCTGTCAACAAACTTCATTTCCTTAAGTGGCTTAAAGAGGTCTCTTTCCATGATCAGATCGTTATTTCACCTCCACAGTGGGGGCATTTCATTGTTCTTGCAGGTTGCATTCCTGCATCGATGTTTTCATACTGGGCATTTTGTTCTGCCTGAAGGTCATTGCTGAAATTGTCATTTCTTATACCAGGCTTTGTAAAGTCTACACCCATGTTATCGAGACTAACTTCATTCAGGATTGTATCAAGGTACTCAGGAGAAAAGCCGATGATATCCATTTCCCCAATATCTTTGATCAAAGCCTCAACCTGTGTAAAGTTTACATAACTCATGCTCTGAATCTTGTTATCCTCGAGCAATAGTTTCAGTTTCTGTTTTTCGTTCAGACCCTTTATAACTGTAACTTTTGCGGACTTTTCACCCATCTTTTCCAGAGCCATTTTCTTACCATGGCCACAGATAATCTGATTGTTTTCATCACAGATGATGCGATAATATTGGCCATACCGATCCATGCTCTGTACGAGTGCATCTATCTGCGCGTGTGTATGGGTGTTGGGGTTGCCAGGGTGCTCTTTTAACTCTGACAGGTTAAGGACTTTATCCTCGTGAATGATTTTAGATTGTTTTGACATGCTTTTTAAGTGTTTCAATTGCTTCAGGAAAATATTTTGCTGCTTTGTGTAATGTTTCTGGGCTAATCTGATAAAGTAGCTCCCAGGAATGCTCCCTGCCAAAGGATGAGGTTTGCACGGGCCATACACCGGTACCACTAATCCAACCCTCAGGATCGTAATAGATTGGGGGGATATTTCTGTTCTTGAAATAGTGACAGGCTGCCAGCACATGTTCATGTTTCCAGTGTGCTATTGGAGACAACCTTGTTACTCCATTTTTATCTGTATAGAAATTCTTTCCCTTTTCACCGGTGTAGTTGCCATCTTGTGTTCTTCTCCCAAGAATGATAATATCAAGATTTGCGTTGTGAAAAAACTCTGCCTGTGCACGATGCTGGATAAGTGCGTACCACTTGGACATCAATTCCGATCTGTCAGGAAATACCATGTGTGGATTTTTAACAAGCCATTCATATCCAATGTTGGCATCCCACGTTATGCAACCGGAAGGTCTGTTCATTTTTAGCCAGGCGAGATAATGTGGATATTCCAGCTCTCTGGATAGACCAATAACAGATTGATGGATTCCGGCTATCTCACATACTACCTGAAGGGCAATGCTGTCTTTTCCTCCAGACCATGCATATCCGGCATTCTTTTCTCCAACCCTGCACTTGATATCCATGGCAGCATCTGCAACAAGGCTTTCAATCTGGTCAGATGAAACAATCTTGTCTATATTGTCCCACAGCCTCACAAAAGCCTCGTTACTTGCATTCTGCTTTCTTCCCGGTGATTGAAAATCTACGATCAAAGGTGAATTGCTGTTGAAAGGGTGAATGAATCTATACCTGTGTCATACCTCAACTGAATCCATGAAAGGTTGGTTAGTTTTAGCCTTATGTTTGTAACAAAACCGGGCTGATCTCTGATTGAATAACCAGCATTAAAGATTACATGCTTCCATCCATATCCGGCAAGTATCTGAAGCCTGTCTTTCTGCAAGAACTTTTCCGCTCGATAGAAGTTATCCCAAGTGAAGTCAACCATATACTTATTGAGTTTGACTGTTCCTGAAATCGTTTCGCTGAAGGTCTCTGACTTGAGGTCATAAATTGACCTGAACAGCAGGTAGTATTTCTGTTGATAGTTTACATTGACCCAAAGTTGCGGTATGACTGCCTCCCTGGAGAAGTTATACTGTAACACCGGTGTAAGAGAAATCCAGTTGGCCGGTTGAACCTTGTAACCAACGAAAGGTGCAGCAGCAAGTTTTCCTGTACCATCTGTTGAGGTTGAAAATGGCATCCAGTATCTAAACTTTGTCGGTTGTGTGATACCGTCGTAGACTTGAGCTGAAGCTGTTGCTGCAAATGTCAGCATCAGCAGAATTGCGATAATTCGTTTCATGAAGTTTGATTTTGAGTTTTAATGAATGATTTGAGAATTTTCTTGAGTGCATTTTTTGCGTTCAGTGCAGGCATAAATATTGTATCCGGCTCCTGAAAAACTTTTGACCTTGTAATTACATTTCCGTTAATATCTAGGATTGCTTCCTTCTTGAGGTCTACTTTCCTAAGATGGACCTTTGTCATGTTGAAAGCAAAGAGGGAATGCCCACGCTTAATTTTTATACTTCCAAGCCTTTTATACTCTTTCTGAGCCTCTGCGACCAAATGAGTATCTGGCTTTAATTGGATTGGGTTAAATTCGTTCATCTTAGTTTGGATTGATTGGAAAATCAGGTTTCTCAAAAAAGACTGTTTCTTCAGCTGACATCCATACCGGAGGTTGGGTGTGTCCGGAAAGAACAGATAGCCATATCCGGCCGGTACGGTTAACCTTTGCTAGTTCTTCCGGAGTCAATTCCCAGCAGGAAATACATTGCTTTCCATCGGTGAACACTGGTAGAGGAGAGCATTCCTCCTCTGATATTCCTTTGGGTGGTCCAAGCTGTTGATTCTGCTCTTTAAACTTTACTGGTTTCATCTTTCAATGTGATTGATATGAGACCTGAAGCAAGGATGGTAAAGAGTGATCCTGTAACAATCAATAGCGTATTGCCAGAGAAGTTTCCAATTGCGAAAATTGGAAGACCTATTGTGATACTGGTCAGAAGTCCATAGAACAATCCTTTTTCGCTCATCTTTATGCCTTTGATTGCAAAGGCTGTTGGAAGCATGACTGAAGCTCTAAGGGTGCCATAGATCAGGAACAGGTGTAAGATCTTCAGTCCAGGGATGTTGGATATTGTGATTGCTAAAAAGGTTACAACAATCATTGAAAACTTTGCAACCTGAACAGGAGACCATCTTCTGAATCCTTCAAATCGTTTCACCAGATCATGGCCCGAAACAGAAGAAACAGCGCATATGATACTGTCAACAGTGGAAATCAGGCCGGAAAGAATCATGACCATGAAAACATACAAGAACCATTTAGGTGCAAAAGCCATCACAGCCCCTACATTGACAAGTTGTGGGTCTGTAATATCTAAACCTTTTCCTGCAACAAAAAAGCCGAAAATCGCAAGAGAAAGCGGTACAACTCCAAAGATTGCTGCTGCCCAAAGCATTGATTTCTTTACCTGACCTTCTTTGATGGACCATATTCTTTGCCAGAACATCTGATCTCCAAATGTCCCGGATAGAAGTCCTATCGTTGTAGGAATTCCGAATGCAAGTGTTACAGCTAATCCTTTACCGCTAAACATCCCATGTATGTCGCCAGCTTTTCCGGAAAGCCCCTGCAAGAGTGTTTCTGTTCCTCCACCATTGATGAACATAAACGGCAATCCAATAAGTAGTACTATCACTATCCAGAGCATCTGCCAGTAATCAGTCAGGATGCTGGCTTTAATGCCCTTTGTGTAAGTGTATGCAAGTGGAATAACAGCAAGCAGAACTGTTGTAAGTGTGAATGGTAGACCTGTAATTTTCCACATGATTGTTGCTCCGGCAAGGAGCTGCACTGCAAAGCTGAGTATCTGCAGACCGAAACTTTCAACTAGGTAGAGATTGTGTGTCCTGTTACTAAACTTTGTCCTGATGAAATCAGAGAATGTCCAGCCATGAGGATGCATTTCTCTCATCCAGGATGCGAAGTATGCAAAGATTACAAGTGTTAAAACGTTTGGTGTAATAAACCAGAAAACACCAACCCAACCAGCAGTATAGGCTTTCTCTGAAGCAATAAACATTGCCGGTGCCCATACCCATGTTGCAGCCAGTGAGAATGCTGCCATCCACCAGGGGATGCTGCGGTTGGCAACAAGATAGTTCAGTTTGGACGTGTTTCCTTTTCGGATAAATTTTGTGATAAGGGATACTGCGATGAAGTAAAACAGCAGTAATAATGCTCCATGTGTCTGTGTCATACCTTTTTAAGTGTTAAAGGTGTAAAGGTAAAATAAAAAAAGCGTGTTGATGTAACACGTTGATTTTAGTACACAAAAGCATCAATTAAGCATTGATAATCAGTAACAAAATTTCGAGAAAATAGGGTTAAAATTCGTGTATCGGAAATACACTTTCGAAGATTTAAGAAAAAAAGTAGTGCAGAGATAAGGTACAAATAGGGAAATAAGGCTGTTTTCTGCTATTCTTGGGTAATTCTTTCGGCATTTATAAGAGGGAGGTAAGGTTAAAAATGATGCTTCCGGCCCTAGTTGTGTAAACTAAAAAAGCCCCGCTGGGGAGGCGGGGCAAAAATGCAAGCAGAGTAAATAAGCTTTGAATATTATGTCTTACGTTTAAATAGTTTTGCGATGGATCTTACCAGCCATAGGAATAGTTCTACCGGCCACATTGCTTGTTGAGCACGGTACTTGACGGGGTTGTAGTTTTTATCAATCATACATGTCAGTCCTCTTCATTTCGTGAATCAATATCTTCTTTAATAGCTTTTCTTACAATGTGTTCATAATTACTATCAGGATTATTTAAATGAGTCCATAACGAAAGCTCGTTTATTGTGTTATGAAAATCTGGGTAGTTATCGTTGTTTGAGAATTTATGAATATAGCATAGTAATTTGGCAACCTCTGGCTCGATTGAAAACCTCAATTGCAGTTGATAATAATCACTGTCATATGATGGATTCATTTTGTTATTTATATGATATTCAACATTTAACACAATAGACTTTAGATATGGTAGGATATGTGAAGATATTTGCTTTGTTTCAATTTGATTAAAAGATGTTTGTAGTTCATCTAATAAAAATTCGTTTCGTCGATTAGTGTTACTTTTTAGTCTTTCAGCTCTATTTAGCCTTTTAGCAAAATTATCATAGTTATTATGGAACTTATCAATGATATGAATGAAATATTGATGACCCCGATATACTTTGGAGTCTTCATTTACATCAATTGACATTAAATGAAATTTACTTTCGTCGTAATGCTTAAAAAAACCAGTTTTCAAATCTTGAAGTTCCAGAAGCTCGGTTTGTCGCTTGAAAATATCATTAGCTGTAATAGCTTGTTGTCTGGTTTCTCTCATTTCAACAACTTGAGTTTGAATTGTGATTTGCTGTTGATAGATTGTATAGAGTAATCCCGCAAATGCTAAACTGGAAAAAATTGACTCAAGTGTACCACTATATTTATTTAAAAAGTGGGTTTCTTCAAAATAATCAAGGGCGAATGCCACTGCAATGTAAAGAATTATTACTCCAAAAAAGACTCCTATTAGGGCCTCAAGCTTAATTTTGTGTGTAGGCTGGCTCATATATTTAAGAATAGTTGGTTTATGCCCCAAAGCTACAACCTTTTTAAAAAGAAAGGAGTTTTCAATATTTTTTTTGTGATTAAGCCACCCCGCTTATTACCTTGACCAGAGGGAGCGGGGTGTTTTTCTTTTAGTTCTTTAATTTCTTCTTTCAGTTTGATGTTTTCGCCAAGAATTTCGTAGTATTCTAATCGTGTTCGTTGGCATATCTCTACTACCTTAATGATGTGATAAGCAAGCTTACGCTTAATCCCATAACCAATCCAGAGCCCCATCAGGAACCATACTATTGACCAGAGCATATAATTCTAAACCTGTCAAAGGATTCTGCAGATAATTCCCCAAAGAATAGTTTTCCATTCTGGATATTTACAGTGACCATAGGTCTAAGGTCGATTTTGAAACCATCTTGACAATGCAGAAATCCATAACCGTGTACCTTGTCACCTATTTGCACCCTTTTGCCGGTTATATCAATCGGAAATTTTCTCATCTTCAACTTCTTGGTTAAGTAAAATATAAATGTATAATTTCAACTTTATGCCAATTCGTAAGATTGTAATCGGCAACCCAAAAAATACCATCAGAAAGAAGCTGTTTCCGGCAACCTCATAATATTTTTTCATTCTTTCGCTTGCTGTTAAATGTTCATTAACAGCCAGAATGGTGTTAACTAAAAAGTAAGTCAAAATTAGCGTTGTCATTTTTGATTAATTTTTAAGGGTTTGTTGCGTATTTATCCTTGTTAGCAACCATGTTTAAGAAATCCCGAATATCGAAGTTCTCCAAAGTTGCCAGAGCAAAACGGCTCACCATCTACATAATAACCAAATCGTACATCTCCGTTAGTATTTGATAGTGCAAACCTTAAGAAATCACCGTAAGCGAGCCATGCCACTTTCTCATTCACATATGAACTAAAAATAACACGGTTGCTAACAGCACTTAAAAAACAGGCGGGGTTAGGCGCTTCGTTGACAGTTTCGAATAAGTTCAATTGTTTGTTCATTTTATTAAGTTTTGTGGGCAAAATCCCGCCCGATTTTTTAGCTGCAAAACGTTACCGCCAATATTAAGACGGGAACTCTATAAGCTCAACGGTTTGATTTTTCAAGTCATGTGAACAATCTCCAAGAAATTGTATTTTACCATCTGTAATAAATGAATGGCAAGTACCATAAAAAGGTTCTTCATTTTTAAATCCCAAAAAACCTTTTTGTAGAAACGATGGTGAGATTGTAGGCTTTTGAAAATCGTAATTAAATTTCCATGTATCATTAAACATGTGTTCACAATTACAGCCAGGGCAAATAAACTTAAACTGTCGTGGTTGATTATTTCCAATTTCTTTAATTTTTGTCATGTCCTTAATTTTACAATTGTTACTTATTTTCTGTGTTGATAGTGTTTCTGTCTGTATTTCCATTCCTGACGTTCCTTCTTTCGCATATCATGTTCATTAGATACTCCAATAGATGGGTACTCAATTTCAGGACGGGGAGTAATCACCATTTTTAATTCAGTAATTTCGTCTAGCACTTCTTTTACTGGAGGTTTATCATCAATCACAACAACATGCTTTTCAAATTCTTTCATCCTTAAAACAGCCTCAAGAAGCTCACTACCATGATGATCTGGAACAGAGATTAATATTTTCATAAACTATTGATTTACAACTTCAACTTTCTTAAATCCTTTTTCCATTACCCAATTGATAAAAGCTCTGCCTTTCTCCGTCCAATAGGTTGTGACTGCTGTTTTCAAGTTACCCTGTTGGTCAGTATAGGTATGAGTTTTGGTTTTGGTATAGTCTCTGTTCTGGTACCTGTGATAAAGCACCCAGGTACTACCGGACTTGTAAATGATCTGCTTTTGATGTAAAAGCCGGTTCAGAGAAACTGCACTCATCCCTAAATCTTTTGCAATTACATTTGTTGAAATCAGACTTTCACTTTGAAGAACGTTATTGAAGTAGTTGACCTTTGGTGCTGATTCCTTCAGTTGTTTTTCCTGCAGCAAGGCTGTTTCTGCAATACGTTCTTTTTCCCGTCTTTCCCTTTTTAGCTCCGTAGCAAGGTTAATAATAAAGTCAGGATTGAGAAGATCCTCCGGCTCCATTGCCGTTGCACCATGCTTGAGCAGTTCTTTTATCCGGTCATTGCACCAGATTGCAAAAGATGGCGAAAGCCATCTGGCAAATTCCAGCGCTACATCTTCATGTAACCATGTGCCAACTCCATTGACAGTGTGAATCAAATCTGACCTATCCGATTTTCGGATAGCTTCCAATTCCAGCAGATAGCTTTCTGTAGATGGTAGTTCTAACCATTTCCCAGGCCTTTTTTTGAAGGCAGAAGCCATTTGCGTTGCGTCAACCATCACTTCACCTTTTTTGCTCTGAAAAGTGATTGTATGACCTTCATAGTTGAAAATATTCATTTTATCCATTGTGGTAAATATTACGATTGTTTCTTTTTAAACTCTCCCCAATTAAGCCTAGATTGGACAAATGTTAAAAGCTCTTTTCTCTTTACCTCACTTAAATTTAACTGCTCAAGAATCTCTTGGAAATTTGATCTGAATTCTTTGTCAGTTTGATATAGAGCTTTAACCATCTTGATGCTGTATACAGCAGTGGAGTGATTTTTGTCAAAAAAGGATGCAGATCTCTCATAGCTGGAATCACACAAAGTCACTAGAAGAAATAAAATGATTTGCCTTGGTTCTACTATATTTCTTCTCCGGTTTGCTTTGCGAAGACTACTTGCCGGAAGCTTATAAAAACTTGCAACAACTTGAATGATATCCTCTTCACTTAATTCCATTCCGGGTTTGATGTAAGGGTTCATGTCAAGTAGTTTTCGATTACGGTTTGAAACTCGTCAAAGGACCATACAGTTGCAGTTGCATAACCTTGTGCAGCTGCCTGTTCAAGAAATTCTTTTTGTTCATCTGACAGTTTATTCCTGCCAAACTTGAATTCTACATAAAGTCCATGGTACTTTCCTTTTGGTACTGCTAAACAAGTGTCTGAAACTCCGGGAACGACTCCCTGAAGCTTCAGGTTCTTTGCCTCGATCTTGTTTCTGGATCCTCCATTTGGGATGGCGAAAAACAGTTTCTTGTAACGCGGGTAAGCATACCGGAACCATTTAAAGCATTCGGATTGAAGTTTGCCTTCAGGTGTCATAGCTCAAGCATATTTTTAATTTGATGCTTAACCTCATCCGGCACTATTCTCCATCCTAGTTTTCCCTGCCAGGGGAAAGGTTGAGGTAACATCTGAACGTTCTCGTAAACATGACAGTAAAGTGCAGGATGGTATTTTACGAAACAGATTTCCTCATCTTCAGGTGTCATTTTTCTGCAATCAGAAAGATATCCAATTGCAATAGCAGATCCGCACAATTGTTTGAAGATTTCTCTAGCCTGAGCAAGATCAATAATCCGCTCTAATCCATCAAATCCGGAGATAGCTTCAATCTGTCCAATGTTGTAAGGCTTCTTACTTGAACAGATGAGTACCCATCCCCGGTAATTGGTTTTCCAGCTTCTTGTCTCGATCTTACCGGCAAGCATTAGATCAGCATAAGGTTGACGCCATGAAAGCGCCCTGATTTCATTTTCCGTAGTGTATTTTTTCATGATTATTTCCTCCTGTCTGGTGCTGAAGAATCAAATGTCAGAATGTTGAACATCTCTCTCATTCTGCTGCGAACCCTGGCGCCGTAATATTTTTCAATATCATTTGCATTAAGGTTGGTTGTGATATGCGTCATGTTGTGTGGAATCATATCATACCTGTTCAGGATGATCTCTGTCATGGCATTTACCTTGTCACCATATCGCCTCCTTTCTTCTTCTGTGCCCATATCATCATAGCAGACGCCGATTTCTGTTTGCCAGTATTGGTTTCTTGCAATTGTTTCAATCCTGCAATGATCTTTGATAATGCTGAACCCATGCTCTACAAAGTCGTAAGTCAGATGCATGCATGCAACAAACTTGTAGGATGTGTGTTGGTTTTTGGAAAAGCAACGCATTATGGTTGATTTTCCAGTACCTAAACCTCCCATCAGAAGAATTCCTTTGTTGAGGTCAATTCCAGCCTCTTTAGCTTGATCTGAAGCCGTGAAATAGAGAAATAGCTTTTCAAGTATTGACCGGTTGTAGTTATCAATGACAAATTCCTTCCTGGCAATGTGACTTGCCCTTGCGATAAATGCCTCTCGAAGCTGGTCAACTGTGAGCGAAACCGGAGGGGTCTCCTTTTCGATCTTTTCCCAATATTCGTTTATCTTTTGGCTGCTAACTTTATCTTTTCTAGCAAACATCAACACCTTGTCAATAGCCTCTGGACTTAGGGTTATGGCCTCAGGTGATATTCCAAATCGTCGTGCCCTACGGCTCTTTTCTGCTTGTATGGCAGAGTTTTTCTCCTCCGGAGTAAGCTCTGGTAAATCACATTGGGACTTGATATCCATCTGCGGCAAAGCTTTTCTGATTATTTGATTGATTTCCATTTCTAATAATTGTTTTGTAATTTCCTTCTAAAACTTTTGTAAAATTTGATGGGTTCATAAGCCAATCAAGGTTTGCAATCCAGTTTCTATCATTTTCTCCGTTTAGGAAATTTGATAAAGCTGCGTTTTCAAACATTTGGATTATTCCAGACTCTCCAAAATCTTTAAATCTGGCTCTTATTGATTTTTTTCTGTTTTCATGCAAACTTTGAATTTTTGGCATTTTCGGGCATTTCTGGTGATATTCATCGACTATTTTTTTATAATCAATTTTTTCAAAAAGAGGGGGGGGAGTTTCTTCATTTCCTTTTATTTTATTTCTTTTTATTTCCTTTTCTTTTCTTTGTGTACCAAATTCGGAGGAAATAGGGGTTTCTTCGGAGGAAATAGGGGTTTCTTGGCAAGAAATAGGGGTTTCTTCGGAAGAAATGAGGTTAAATTCATCAATTTCAGAAACACGATTAGAGTTTTTCATAACAAGAATGAACCGTTCTTGAATGCCTTTTGAAGTCAATATTTTCTCCTTATCAAACAATGATTTTGAAAACAGTCCAATGTTCAAGCAGCTCTTAATCACTTCGTGTATATAAGCCTCATCATACCCGGTAACCTCCGAGACTATGAAGGGCAACTCATTGTCCCACCGCATATAGTACCCATCTTTGTAGATACTACAGAGCAGGTAAGCATACACACTGATAGCTTTGCCACCCTGATACTTGATCAGTTTTCGAATCTTGATATCCTGAAAAATATCGATATCCATCGGGAAATATGTAAGTCCTTTTTTTGGTTTTCGTGCCATATTATTTATAGGTTACATCTACTTATTTATAGGTTACATCTACATTCACATCAAGTCCTTTTTCTTTGTATTCATCAATAATTGACTTTTTATACAACTCAATCGTAAGTTCAGTCTTGAATTCATCTTTCCTGTCCTCAAGCAGTTGTTCCTTCTTTTTGAGCAGTATCTTCGTTCTGTATATCGTTCTCATCAATCAGGTAGGTTAAAGGATAAATACACTTTGTTCCAAAAGCTGCCGTTTTTCCATCTGTCGATATTACACGAACCCATCCTGCACCAGCCCATATAATCTGAGCCTTGTAGATCACCTTACCGTTGTCAACTATTATGCTCATTCCCTTGGTCAGGTTCTTTCTCCAGTTTTTGAGTTTGATGTCCTCCTCCATTATTCTTAATAAACCCATAATGGATACAGATAAAGCAAGAAGGCTAATTATCAATGCTGTTAATTTCATTTTCTTCATCATTTTTTTGGTTAAATAAGTTAGCTACCATATTTACAATATCCTCCTCGATCTGCTCCGTCGCACCTGTCACTGTAGCTGCAATTTCACGTTTGGTCTGGATGATCTTGTATATCTTCTCGTCAATAGTATCTTCCCCAAGGAAGTAGGTGCAAGTAACAGAATCATGCTGACCAATACGGTGACATCTATCCTCACATTGATCACAGTCGGCTGCTGTCCATGGTAATTCTACAAAAGCAACCCGGGAACTGGCTGTTAAAGTCAATCCAACACCAGCGGCTTTGATGGAGCAAATGATCAGTTTTGTAGCCGGATTGTTCTGAAAACTGTCAACTGCATTTTGGCGGTCTTGTTGAGAATCTTCACCTGTTATCGTTACTGCATCCGGATAATGGTTGTGAATTGCACGAATGACTTCTTTGAGATGGGCAAAGATCACAAGCTTCTCTCCAGCCTCCATAATGTCGTCAATGAATTCATAAACATCATTAAGCTTTCCTCTGGCTGAGATGTTCTTGAGTATTCCGATTTGAACCATGACCTCACCTCTGAGTGCTCTGGCCACTTTCTCATCATCTGCATCCTTATAAGCTCTCAGGTACTTGATGAGGTTATCTTCAGCATCCTTATATTCTCTCCTGGTACTGATTTGACACATGGCAACCTGACGCATCTTTGCAGGAAGATCTTTCAGCACATCTTGCTTGTCACGTCTGTAAAAGCAATTCAGATTAAGCATGTAATTCAGCTCCCGGAGGTTGGAAGCTTCCCTGGGGCCACTGCAATAGCGTTGTGTGAATTTCTGGTACCCTCCAAATCTTGGCATCTGTTCAATAATCCCTAGCTGACTTATCAGGTCTTTCGGTTTGTTAATTACCGGTGTCCCTGTTAAAGCTAGAATGTATTCTTTTCCTGAAGCAATACCCTTGGTGAACTTGGTCTGTTGGGTTGCAGTAGACTTCACACGGTGACTTTCGTCAATGATCACGCTCTTGAACATGCTTGTCACATGCTCTTTGAACTTCACATGATTGAGCCTTAGTTTTCCTGATTCAGGCTTATTGATGCTCTGTACGAAGTACTTTTTAAGACTTTCATAATTCACTATAAAGACCTGCGCAAGATTGGCCTGCCAGTATAGATGGAAGTTATTCTTTATTCCATCATTTAGTATCATTGCCTTTTTATCACTCCACATATCCCATTCCCTCTGCCAGTTTATCTTCAGTGATGAAGGTGCAATTACAAGGCATGGGAATGCATTTGCAGCTACAATTGTCGCGATGGCCTGTGCTGTTTTGCCAAGTCCGGGCTGATCTCCTACAATAATCCTTTTCTTCTC